GCCTTAGAAATGGCTAAAGAAAAGAAAGATATAACAAACTTTCTTAGGGTAGTAGAAAATATACAGGATATGTTAGGTATGAAAGACAAGACTGTAACTAAAACTACTACACAATTAGAAGCGACAGCGACAAGAAAGCTATTAGATGAAATAAATGAAGAAGAACAGCAGTTAAAAGGTACACAAACAACAATAGAGGCAAAGACATCTACAGATGAAACCTAAAAAACCAACAATGAGGCAAGTAGCAGAGCATATTTATAAAACAGATGTGCTTATCTCTCATATAATGCTCAAATTAAAAGATTTAGAGGAGAAAGCTCACGAACCAAGGGATTTTGTTTGCTGTGAAGAGTGTGGATGTAAGTTAAAAAAAGATGAATGATTTTGAAGCTATCTACGCTAAAAAACAGGCTCTTAAAAAACTTTTTCATAATATTGCCTTATTTGGCCGCACTTGTTTTCCTACTGCTCTTCGGAAAGCAACTCCACCATTTCATCATGAAATATATTCTGCATTAAGAAATAGAAATAAAAAAAGAGTATTAATAGCTGCGCCTCGTGGTACAGCTAAATCCACAGTAACCAGCCTACTCCTTCCACTACACCGCATCGCGTTCAAACATGAAGATGACGAGGAGTTCATCGTAATCATATCTGAGTCACAGGCGCAGTCTATAAACTTCTTGTCTCGTATTAAATATCATTTAGAGCATAGTCAAAACTTTAAAGAACTATTTGGAGATATGGGCCCTAGAACAGCTAAACGTTGGACTGCTACAGATGTAGTAACTGCAAATGGTGTACGTATAGTTGCTGTTGGTACAGGTCAAAGAGTAAGGGGTTTTATTGAAGGTGATACAAGACCTACTTTAATTATTGTAGACGATTTTGAATCAGAATTAAATGCTTTCACACAAGAGGCTAGAGCCAAAAACAGAAAGTGGATGACAGAAGCCGTAATACCATCATTATCTGATGAGGGCCGTATTGTTATGATTGGTACAGTAATATCAGAAGATTGTTTCTTATACTGGGCTAAAGATTCCACTGCATGGAATACGTTATGGTATTCTATAACCAATGATGATGGCTCTCCAATATGGCCCGAAAGATTTCCAAGAAGTCGTATATCTCAAATAAAAGAAGAGTATGCTTCTGTAGGAAATATCAATGGATTCTATCAAGAATACATGAATATAGCACAATCTCCTGACGAAGCTCCATTTAAACCAGAATGGATCCAGTTGCATCAATATGACTTTGAAAGACGAGAAGGACAACCTTGTTTAGTAAAAGAAACAGGAGATGGCGAAGAGGTTATACCAATAGAAGTATATGGTGGAGTAGATCCTGCATCATCATTATCACAAAGAGCTGACTTTTTTGTTTTAATAACTATTGGCATTGACTTTGAAGGAAACAAGTACTTAATAGATTTATATCGTAAACATGTGTCTCCTGCAGACCAACCAGATATAATCATAGAAAAATTCAAAAAGTACCGACATAGAAAAATGAAAATAGAAACAGTTGCATATCAAGAAGCATTAAGAGCAGCAGTCAAAAAAAGAATGTTAGAGGAAAACTTGTATATTCCAGGACTAGAAAAAGGTGTAAAACCAAGAACTCGTAAATCAGAAAGGCTCTTATCTTTAGTTCCTATGTTTGCTAAGGGTGAGTTTTACTTTAGGAGTCAAGATACAGACGCACAAGCTGAGTTTTTATCTTATCCAAAAGGTAAGCATGATGATGTTATGGATGCGCTATGGACTAGTCTAGAAGGTGCAAGACCAAGTAGGCTAAAATCACTTAATGTTGAAGATAAACCTCATAACTTAAAGAAAGTTCTTGACTGGATGATGCAATAGTTCCTATTTTATATTGCCTAATTAGGTACACAAAACGGGGGTTTTACATATAATGGCTTACGACGGAAAGTCTGGTAAGAAAATAGCCGAAGAAACAATACGCTTATATGATTTATACAAACGTAAAAGAGAGCATTGGGAAGTACAGGCTAGAGAAGATCAGGAATATAGATTAGGAAGACAATGGACCAAGGAGCAAGAGGAGCACCTCAAATCTCGTGGTCAAGCCCCTATTGTAGTAAATAGAATCCATCCCGCTGTAGAAACAGCAAAAGCATTACTAACAGCAAATAGACCTTCATTTAAAGTTTCTCCTAGAGAAGACTCTGATACAAAGGTTGCAAATGTATTAAATCATTTACTTTCATATATGCATGATGTATCTGATGGTAGAACTGTTATTCGTCAAGCAATTGATGATTATTATGTTACTGGACTAGGATATGTGATGGTATACCAAAACCCTCTAGCAGATGATGGTAAAGGTGAGGTAATGATTAAGGATATAGATCCATTAGATGTGTATGTAGACCCCAATTGTAGAGACATGTTCTTTGATGATGCGGAAAATATAATTATATCTAGAAATTTCACTAAAGAACAGGCTAAGGCTCTTTATCCTCAGTACAAAAAAGCAATTGATAATGCTTCTGGTAATTATGATAGCGATCAGATTATAACAGGTAGAATAGACGATACTGGGATAACCTTTCCTGGAGAAATAGATACAGTAGAAGACGGTGATGATGAATATATTAGAGGTTACGAGCGTTTTTACAAAGTAAACGAGGATATGTTTAGAGTCTTTGAAGAGTTTTCTGGTAAAGAGTTCAGATTTGACGAAGAATCATTTCAATTATACTTACAAACACCTGTAGGCATACTTGATAATAATATCTATGAAGGCGAAGAAATAGCAAAAGTCCAAGAATCAACTAATCAGATGAAACTTAAGGTTCTAGAAAAGAACGAAAAGTTTATTACTGAAGAAGTATTTAAAATACAAGAGCAGTTAGAGATTGAGTATATGGAGACAGAAAAAAGACTGCAAGAACAAGTTGAACTTGGTAGTATGATTCCTGAAAGAATGGAATATGAGTTAACACAACTCAGAGAGCAAATGGATAAGGCCATTGAAGATGCTAAAACAAATGCTCTCGAAGAATCAGGCTTAGCTACAGAGCTTCCTGGCATTGAAATGAAAATAAAAGCAGATCTAGTATCTGATGGCATGATAGATGTTGTTCCAATTAGCGTTAAAAAAGTAAAGCAATGCGTAGTACTTGGTGATAAACATATCTATTCAAGGGTGTTACCAACTAGTAACTACCCTATAGTTCCTGTAGTTAATCTACATACGAGAACACCTTTTCCCGTTTCTGATGTTCGTATGGTAAAAGGATTACAGGATTACATCAATAAAACCCGTTCTTTAATTATAGCACATGCTACAACTTCTACAAATATGAAGGTATTAGTTCCTTCTGGTAGTGTAGATATGGCTGAATTTGAACAGAAATGGGCTCAACCTGGTGTAGGAATAGAGGTAGACTTTGATATGGGGCAGCCTGTTGTTGCGAGCCCAGCACCGCTACCGAATGAGCTCTACAATAACGAACAGACGGCCAAAAACGACATCGATCATCAACTCGGATTATACGAAATGATGATGGGCAATTCTCAAGCTGCCCCACAAACTTATAAAGCAACTATATCTCTAGATGAATTTGGCCAAAGAAAGATTAAATCAAAATTAGCAGATATAGAAGGCGCGTTAACTAGAGTCGCTAAAGTGGCTATACAAATGATGCAAGAATTATATCAAAATGAAAAAATATTTAGAATTGTACAGCCAAACAATTCATTAAGCGAATATGCTATAAATAAAAAATTATATGACGACAAGTCAAATGAAGTTTCAGTAGCAAACGACATTACTGTTGGTAAATACGATGTAGTATACGTATCAGGTTCGACACTTCCATCAAATAGATATGCGGAACTCGAATTTTATATGGATGCCTACAGTAAAGGTATTGTTGACAGAACTGAAGTATTAAAGAAGACAGAGGTCTTCGATATGGAAGGAGTTCTACAGAGAACAGATACTATCGAACAGCTTACAGCACAACTCGAACAGGCACAAGAGCAAATCAAAGATATACAAGGTGATATGCAAACGTTGACTAGAGAGAATGTCCACCTGAAGCAAAAGGTAGAAGTAGAGAAGTTTAAAGGAGAGTTAGATGCCACTTCAAATAAAGCAAAAATGGCTGGAACTCTTTTTGAAAGACGACTCGAAGATAATCTTTCAATGATTGGAAAAGAACTTCAAGATGCCGCCAAAGACAACAACACTGGCTCACCTTCTAGCGGTAAGAAGCAGCCTAAAGAGAGGAAATAATAATGGAAGCTAATCCAGAAATGGCTCCTGAAACACCTGATGTTCCAGCAATGGAACAAGGTATGGCTCAGGATACCCAAGAAAATAACAACATGGACTTTAATGAAATCATTGGAGCTCCACAAACAGAAGGGACCCCTGAAACTCAGGATACTCCACAACCTGTTTTAAATGAGCAAGAAGCACCAGTTCAAGACTTTAGTGCAAACGAAGTTGAGAATGGTGGCGACAATGATCAAGTAAGGTACCAATATTGGCAGTCGCAAGCTGCTAAATTGCAGAATCAAGTTGATGAAATGAAAGAGTATCAGCCTATGGTTGATTATCTTCGTTCTAATCCGCAGGCCGTGCAAAACCTAACTCCTGGTGGCGAAAAACCAGAAGCTACAGCACCAACAAGTCAGGCTCAAGAGGAGTTTCCTCCTCCACCTGAGCGTCCTGAGCAACCTGCTGGATTCTCTAGAGAAGAGGCATACGGTGATCCTGCAAGCGCATCTGCTCAATATTTAGATCAAGTTGATAAATGGCGTGATGATATACAAACCTACAATCAACTAGCATCTCAATATCAAGTAGCTGTTTTAAGAGAAACATACAATAAAAAAATCGAGAATCTAGAAAAGGTAGAAAAAGATAGGATTGCTCAGCAACAACAAACTCAGCAAATGAATGAGGTCAAAAATTACGTTGCGACTAATTATGATTTAGGCGATAAGCTTGATGATTTTTTAACAACAATGAATGACCCTAATTCTATTAATATGGATGATTTGGTTGGATACTATAAGTATAAAAATGGAATGGGTGTAGCTCCTGCTAAACCTAATGCTACTGCTCAACCGAGTAGTACATTTAATCAGCTAAAAAGAGCTCAATCAGTTCCACAACCTATGGGAGTACAATCAGCTCAATCTAATCAACCTACTGACCCTACCGACGGATTCATGGATGCTTTATTGAAGAACAATAACAAACAAAACATCCTATAAGGAGGGATAAATGAGTAATATATTATCAAGCACCCCTGGTGCTAATTTTAATATTGGTACTTCCGCCCCTGCTGTAGATAATATAAGAAGAACGTTTGGTATTGGTGATAAAGTTGCAGAATTAGCTCCAGAAACATCAATTTTCTTCTCATATCTATCTAAGCTAGGCAAAAAGCCAATTGACGAAACGGTTTGGAGACCGTTAGAATACAGAAACCAATGGCAACGTAGAAACTTTTTAGTTGGAACCGTTGCTGCTGCTGACGATTCAGATGCTAGTACAGATTATGCATTTGAGGCAGCTCATTTGAAAATCTGGGTAGACTACAACTATCAAGGTATAGTAAGCAAAGATGAAACTTACTCGCCTATTTTTGTAGTTCCTGGACAAGTACTAAGAGTTGGCAATGATGTATATAGAATATCTGAAACTGCTAACCTTACATATGCTACAGGTACTAACACTAAAGTTGATAAATCTGCTGCAGGTAAAGCTGACGGTGGATATGTAACTGTTAAGCAAACTGATGTCACACTAGTTAGTGGTGGTACAGCAGTTGCTGACATTGGTGCTGCTGCATCTGCTCCTGCGAAAGGTCAAGTAATTGGCTCTCAGTGGTCAGAAGCTTCAGGCGCTCCAGATGGATTCAGAGATGAACTATCAAGTGTAGAATTTTACACTCAGATATTCAAAACAGCTGTTCCATTAATGTCTGGTTCAATGATGGCTACTAAGTATAGAGGCTATGCTAACGAATGGTCACGTATCTATTCTGAGCACTTAAAAACTCACAAAATGGATATGGAAAACGCATTCTTATTTGGGTATGGTAAATATACTAACTCTAATGAGAGATCTTCTTGGGGTATGGTTCCTTTTGTTGAATCAAAAGGTAAAAAATACCAATTAGATTACAATACTGCTGGAGATAATCCAGGTACTGATGCTACTGGCTTTGATGGCAAGTTTGACTTTACTTATGATGGTATTACAGGACTTATGGACGACTTCATGTCTTATGAGTCAGGTAACGCTGGTCAAAAGTTATGTCTAACTTCTAGAAAAGTAATTAATCACTTGCATAAAATGAATGGTGGATTCGTATCTAATTCTTTAGGTGACAATAACCCACTATCACAAGTGTTTAGTGCTAATCTAGATGTTAAGAAGTCTAGCTTTATGCCAATAGACATTACTTCAGTATCTACTTCATGGGGTTCTATGAACTTTATAGCTCACCCATTATTTAGAGGTAGTGCCGAAGATAAAGCTGTATGTATCGACCTTTCTAATGTATCATATAGACCATTATCAGGAAACGGAATATCGAGAGATACTTTTGTTGAAACTAATGTTCAAGAAAATGATATTGACGGAAGAAAAGACCAAATCATTACAGAAGCTGGTCTGGAAATTATGCTTCCAGAAACTCACGCTGTAATCGATTTTGTTAGCGATAACACAACAGCTGGATAATAGTTAAAAAATGTGCCCCTGCTTAACTGTGGGGGCACTATTAAAAGGAATATATGAGCTTACTTACTAACATAACAAATGCAATAGGATTAACAGAATCTACCTTTTTTGACGATATGCAAGATGAATATGCTATCGTAACAGAAGGGGTATGGAAAGCAGTAAATGCCTTACCTCCTACATTTATAATGAAAGCAGTCGAGCCATTAGATCCTTTAAATATCCCAGATGATGTAACTACAGGAGAAGGTGAAAACGCAGTTACTGTAGATGGTACAGATTATTTAATAAAAGACGGTTCTGAGTTTAAAGCTACAGATATATTGTTAGCTGTTGAGAGAGTAGTAAATACTAGTGGAACTATTAATAACGATGGAACTGCACTAAACAACAGAGGTGGTGTAGATAGATTCTGTAAAAAAATAATGGTTACCGAAAAGCATTCTGCCCTTGATTCTGATAGTATATATTATGCAACAGATTGGAGTCCAGTATATTGGTGTGAAAGTGTTGCTGATGCAAATGATGAGGATAAATATGCAATATATTCAGCACCCGCATCAAATCCTACTGTATCTCAAGTTAATGAACATAATGTAATGATGAGATATGGTGCTCTTAGAGTATGGGTATATAGTAAACAAACTATAGACTCCAGTACAACCACTTTAAAAGATATTCCAACTACGGGATTAGATTTTGTGTACAAATTTGCGGGACTAGAGCTAATCAATGCTCTTGTTTCAAGACAAGCCTTAGAAGAAGAAGATGTAGAAATGTATCAATTATTAATGGGGCACAAAAAAGCATTAGAAGAGGAACTTGCAAATGAATTAGTAAGCTTTAAACAGAGGTATGGAAAATGACGCAAAAAGAAATGATAGAAATAATACAACAACATCACCCTGATATTAATGAAACTGCAATTCGTAAAGCCTTAAATAGAGCGCAAGATGATTTTGCAGCAAAAACTAAAATATTACGAGTAGCCTCAAATAATGCAGACACTACAGTAACAGATCAAAGATATTACAGTTTACCTCCTGAGCTATTAGAAGTAAAAAGAGTAGAACTAGACGAAGTTGCTATTCAAAGATTAATAGATAGACCAATTAAAGGAGATTATAGCTCGTGAGCATAGATGAAATAAGAAAGAATTATTACTGGTTTATCAATGGCAATAGAATAGCTATTGTAGAAAAGAATCAAAAGTTAGATGGAGGAGATGACTTTATATCGGTTCAGAAATCTGGAATGAACATTAGGATAGAATATATTACTAGGCCTATACCATTTACTGAAACATTAACAGAATCAAGTGAGCTTCCAGACCAGTTTCATGAGGCTATATGTTATAAGGTAATATCAGATTTATATAAACTTCCTGGAGAATCTTATAACTTGCAAAATGCACAATACTATGATCAACAGTATATGCTTCAAGTTAGAGAAGGTAAGAAATATAGCAGTCGAAATAGGCAGTCTGGCGGAACAATTAAACCTTGGAGTTATTAAATGGCTTTTACTAGGCAAGATATAGGGTCAACTCAAACATTTAGTAGGAATGGTGCTATACAAACAAGCACTTCTCCTTCTTTTCAAATATTTAATGTAGATGCTTCTGCTACTAATTATAGTTTAGGTAGCAGTTGGTCTATATCAATAAACAACACAAATAACACCTTAAGTTTTAACAATAACAATAATAGCGTTTTCACGATTGGTAGCACGGGCATACAAGGACTAACTAATGATAGTTTGCAATTAGGAAACAATACAAATGCACCCTCATTGTCATCTTTTGCTGATGGGGACATGGTAAAAATTAATGGCGAACTATATATAAGGACTACCTAATGCTTACCATAGCTAACGCTTTAATAAAAAGGAGATAAAATGGCAATATGGTCAAAAGTGCTAACTGCCAATCCAAAACCTGCAGATATGTCGGCAGACAGTGCATCGGATGGATATGCGTTAGTCAAAAAAACAGGTACAGCTGCACTTACGTGGGCTGCAATACCAGGTTCTTATAGTTTACCAACTGCATCAAGCAGCACGCTTGGTGGTATCAAAATACCTAGTGATACAGCGCAAACTGTAACAGCTAATAATGTATCAAGTACGTCAGGTAGAACGTATGCAGTTCAATTAACTAGTTCTAATACAGCAGTAGTAAATGTACCTTGGACTGATACTGATACTGATACTAACACATTTAGAACTGTAACTGCAGGTGGTAATACATTAGGATCAACAGAAACTTTAGCATTTACCGCAGGAAGTAACGTAACTATAACAGAAAATGCAGGTGCAGTAACTATTGCTGCTACTGATACTAATACTACAACTACTGCAGATGTTAAAACTGCATTAGGTTCTGCAATGCCAGGTAATGCATTAACAATTGGTGATGCAAGTTCTACAATTACAGTTCCTGGAACGCTAGATGTTGCAACTATTAATTATAGCAGCACATCTGAGACAAACTTAGATATTGTAGACAAAACTATCACTGTGGCTAAAGGAGCAGGATCTGAAGCAAATGCAGATGGTGCAGGAATAACTGTAGACACTGGAGTAAGTGGAAAAGTTCCTGATTTAAAATGGTACAACGACTCTACTACTACTAATACTTCAGGATGTATAGGACTTGGATGGAAAATAAAAGCTACGAATGAAGATGATACAAAATACCATTTAATGGGTTTTAGAGAAGGCACTGGAGCACCAACATCAAACGCTAATAGTACTAGCACAAGAGCAGAAGGAGAAGGGGCATTTTATTGGGATAAGACTAATAATGCTTTATACATATGTACAGACTCTAACTCAAGTGCGGGCGGTGGTTAATAAGTGCCTATAATTACAAATGAAGGAAAGGCGCTTGGGGTAAAACCTGAGCGCCAAACCCTAACAATAGAAGATACTGATTTTTTAATCAGAACTTTAACTGAAGCTACATATCCTGGGCATCAGGTAATTATGGCTTCTAAAGTACTAACCAAACTACAAGCTTACCAAAGTGAGCTTATGGAGAAAACTGTAAAAATATAATGGCAATTTGGAAAAAAATAGCAACAATAGATGATATACCTTCAAACACTAACGGAGAAAGCTCTTATGTTAGTGGAGATATAACAAATGATTGGGGTGGTAGTGACTATAGTGCTTTAAATGCAGCAGGGAAATGTTATGGAGAATCTATAAAAGTTGGGACTGCTATTAGTTTTACAGGAGGTAAAATATATGCTTTAACTCCTTCAGGTTGGACAATAGCAACACAAACAACTGTTGCTCATGGAAAATACTTACTTGCAGTTGCAACAGGCACTACAACCAACACTTTTCCTACTAATGGAATGCTGATTAAAGGAATAATAAGGCTAAACACTATTAGTGGGGTCGATTATAAAGGAAGTTTATTATACCTAAACACTTTAGGAAATGCAACAGCATCAGTTCCTACTTCATCAGGATCTATTGTTAGACCTATTGGATATTCAGTAGACCCTACTTATCATGCAGTTTACTTTAATCCAGACACAACATGGGTGGAGTTATCATAATGGTATGCGAGTACTGCAAGAACAATACTGGTCTAGATGTAGAATTTGAAACTGTTACCGTAAGCGTATATGGTGGCAAATATAATTTTAAAAGGGACGACAACACCTTTGTGTACGAGGAACGCTTAGATTCAGAGGACTACAGCGTATTTTCTAATGGGACTAAAATATTAATGTGCCCTAGTTGTTATCTTTTGGAGGAGGCCTAATGTCTCAATTATGGTCTGAAAATTTTGACTCAGGTAATGCTCATGTAACTGGGAACGTTACATCTGATTTAGCGTATACTTATAGCACTTCTAGTTCTATATCTTATTTTCCTACAAATTGGGTAAAGTTTTCTGATATATCTGCTTTAAGTAACGGGATGGCTACAGGTACAGCATTTGCTGGAACACAAATAGGACCAGCTAAACAGTCTTCAACTTGGGGTGGAACTAAACATGACCCTGACCACAGAACAAGAGGCTGGGTTATAATGTATGGTGGTACAACCTCTGGTAATTCAGGAGCTGAAGCGAATAAAACTGGTCCAACTGGTGGTCATAATTCTACAAATAATGGACATGTTTCAACTGGTAGACATTTAGGAATTGAAGCATCAAGTATTGGGGGCTTAGGTTATTCAGATTCAACAACTAGAAATAGATCTCTACATTTAATTAGAACAGGTGCAATTGATTTAACAGCAAGAACATCAACAGAAACTATAGAATTATCTGGGTATTACCATGCAAAAGGAACCGCAATGGGAGCCCTTGGAATTGCTTGTACAACAAGTGCTGTTACTGCATCATCATCTAATGAAGCATTTACAGGGTCTGGATTTACTGGATTTACAAATAATACAGGTGATGGTTTAGGCGGTGGAGGTTGCACTATACGTTATGCTGGTAGTGGATCAACTGCTATAAATGTTACAGGTAAAACAAGAATTGTAGGACAGCAGCATGCTACTCAAAGTGAAAACTGGAAACCTTTTATAGCAGATCTTACTGGAGCAGGCGGTCAAACAGTATATATATACTTTTTGTATGAAAGTCTTAACTATTATTCTCGTTTCTGGAACACAACAACTCAAGTCAGTAACAATTATTGGAGAGCAGATTTTTGCATAGACAGTCTATCTATAGATGCTATAACTCCAGCAGACACCGATTATACTGGTAAGATTTTTAGTGTAGCAGGTTCAAGTATTGAAAATATATTTGGAGAAGATTTAGATGAAGGAGATAAAGTACTTAACTCTGATGGAGAAGGTGTCCCTAATAGAGTTTTAAATGTAACACAAACATTTGATGCTCCAGGTACACTTGGTGGTACGTATTTATTGCTATTTAGAACAGGATATATGACTTGGGAAACAATTGAATCAGGTAATATGTCAGATATAGGTCAAAATGATTTTACCTTAACTATACCTTCTACATATACACCGTTTTCAGGATCTGGCAATCACTTTGCTTTACATTTTAGCCTTAATACTGGCGACTATAATTTGAATAGTATAGCCGTAACAAATACATCTCCATCTAATGCAAATTTTTATTTAAACATAGTAACTATGCAATCTGTTTTAGGAACATGGACAGTAGCTGGAGAAACAGAATTAGAACTTGATTGGGAAGGTAATTAATGATGATTGATACACTAAAGACATCGGCTGTAGGAGTCATGGGATCTACAACAGCACAAATGATGCATTGGACAGAATGGGTCCCACCAATTTTTAGCGCGGCAGCAGCATTTGCAACATTGGTATACATGTTAATTAAAATATACAAGGAGACAAAATGAAAGAACTAATAGCTAATTATTTGTTCAATGATGAGATGAAAGCAAAAGTTGTCAAAGAGCTAAACGACAACATAAATATTCCTATCATTAACGAAAAGACAGAAGAAAAAATAATCACTGCTATATGGGAAACTGTAGAAGCTGTTCTTAAAAAAGTAATACTTAAGTAATGATTAGAGAAAAGCGTGTTACAACAGAAATGATGATTTACTCTGATTTGGTTATTCAAAGCGGTAATAGTTTCTTAGAAGAATTAGGGATTGAAGATTTACATATCTATAAGACGAAACCAAAATGTTGCCCTAGTTGCAAAAAAACGCACATTATAGGACTTGAAATACTTGGAACAAGAGAAGGTACAATAATGTGGATTTGTGATGATTGTGATGCGCTTTTTTTAAAATACGATATTGAAAGAACTGAAGAGTGGATTAGCAGAGGTAAGAACTTTTGGACTACACCTCAAGATTGGCTGATCCCTCAAAGAGGAGAGCTAAATTGAAGAAGTATATTGTTACACCAGACAAGCATTTTCCGTTAGCCGATAAAAAGGCTATAAATGTAGTTTGTAAAGCTATTAAAGCCGTTAAACCTGATGCATATATTGATTTAGGGGATACAGGAGAATGGAATAGTGCTAGTCATTGGAGGTGGAAAAGAAAAAACAAGCCACCTTTAGAGTATTATTTGCCTGAAATAATACAAGAAATAGAAGAAGTAAATAAAGGAATGGACGGCATAGACGAAGCATTAGATAAAGCTAATGTTAAGGAAAAGCATTTCATTACAGGTAATCACGATCAATGGTTAGAGTATTTTGTAGAAGAATACCCTTATTTAGACCAATATGGGCTAAACAAAGCACTTAAGTTGGAAGATAGAGGGTATGAGGTACAACCACTAGGAAAACTCCTAGAAATAGGCGATATGAGCTATTATCATGGTCATAACTATAGTGGTATACAACATGCTGCTAATCATTGCAGACAATATAAGCAAAACATTATGTATGGACATCATCATGACATACAAGTCTATTCAGACAAAAGTGCTAAGGGGCCAATTACAGCATATAGTATAGGCTGTTTAAAGGATTTGAGCCCTGAAACAAATGGTTTCGTAGGTGGTCGACCTATGAACTGGAAACATGCATTTGCTATTGTAACATATCATGGTCCTAACAGTTTTGTAGATATAGTCGAAATAAAAAACGGTAAAGCAATAGTAGATGGCAAACTTATTGAAGGGTAGGTATGGACATATTGCAAATAATAGAAACATTCGGAGTTCCTATTGCAGTTGCTATAGCGTTTGGTTATTTCATATGGAAACAGAATAAATATATTCAAGATGATTTAACGAAAGATATTAAGGATCAGTTTCAGAGACTAGAAGGGATAATAATACAATTGATTAACCAGCAAAAGAAAATGCAACTAGAACAGAAAAATTTACAATCAAGTTACGAAAGTCTTGTTGAAATAATTACGTCGTTATTAAACAAAAAAGGATAAGATGTCTAAGAAAATACTAGAGTTAAAGCGATTTTTAAATGGAATTGTGGCTGCGCCTTCTGATTCGGATATACCAGAAGAGTCGCCATCTTTTTCTAAAAATATCGATGCCATATCAGAAGAAGGCAAATTAAAAGCAGTTAAAGGTGATTTATTAATAAGTGACGATGAAACACGAAATACATCATTAAAGATATTTAAAGACGGCTCTAGTGCAAGCACACCATTGTCTACGGGACAAAAGGTTGTATTAAAAATAGACGGAAATACTATATTTGAAGAAACAGTGCAAGAATCAGGAGGATTTCATTCTGGTTTAGACATGTATTATGCATCATATTTTATAATAACTAATGCTAATTGGCCAGCCTACATTGTTGATAAAACTAATGCAGAAGAAATTACCGAAACTTCTGATATAGGAGTAAAAGTAACAGAATTGGCATCAGCAGTATCTTCTACTGATATTACAATAGAAGTTGATAGTATAGCATCTATAATTGCTAATTCCAGTATTACCTTAAAAAATGTAAGTACTAATGTTACTGAAGATATGGATATTACTAGCATAGACACACAAAGTAATACTTTAACTGTAGAAAGAGAAGGTAATGCTACATTTGATGTAGATGATGAAGTATACGGATTACAAGGATATAATTTATTAAAGTTAGAGTTTGATGAATATGTTAGGTCAGTAGAATACAGTATAACAAACTCAGATGGAACTCTTCATTTTAGCTCGGAACAAGACGAATACACAGAAAGTTTAGATATTAACCCTCACCATATGATTCTTATTAACGATAAAGAAGAGGACGATGATAAAACATATACTAATATTGTAGTGTATGATAAAAATGCAGAGACTAATGAGGCGCAATTAAAAATTGTTGAAAACTTTTATGAAGAAAATGGTAGAGCTAGAAGTATAATTACAAACAATGCTGATTTAGGTCAAAATTGGGGACTAGCTAACCCAGAAAAAATTACAATAAACAAAGGTGCAAATTCACTATTTATTGGTACAGGAGGTACTACAGGCAGTGTTCCAAAATGGTTTGGTAAAATAGAGCATAAACCTTTTAATAATGCAATAGAAGGATACCACTTAGAAGATGCAAGATTAAAACCATTAGATGAAGACTCTACAGTTTTAAATGTATCTTATTCTGAAAATCCTGTTTATGGGGCTAATCACAACAACGACGCTGCTATGAAAAGAACTCATAACCAAACGTTAGCTCTATCTGAATCTGATAGGTCAATATATTGGATTAAAGAAAATAAAATAGGCAGCGAAACTGATGATGTAATTGGAAATCAATATAAAAGTAATACTATAGGGTTTATCCCTTCAGCGATGTGTACAAGTGAGATTGTAACAACTAAATTAAGCGACACATCTTCTGTTTATACTCCATGGGTAAATGGTTCCTGGGAAACAAATAACAGTCTTACTAATGTAGACTCTCAAATTAATGGACATGTATATAATGATCCAGCCAGTGTTACGGAAAATGATCCATATGTAAGACAGACTTATTCTTGGGTTGCAAGTAAAGATTCTTACGACCAAATAAACTTAATGTCAGTCAGATTTATTGACGATGGTACAACTGATGGTAAAAAGACGCTAGTAAACGAGCAACTTGCTTATTTTAAATTGGATTTTAATTTAACTACTACCGCAGAAATGAATACTCATCTTGGTTCAGGCAAAAAGATTACAAGAAAGCCGCCTTTATCTGCTAGAATATCAGATTTATATGAAAAGAATGGAACATTATATATACAATATTACAGGACAGAGGGTTTTACACATTATGATGAATGGCTGTTTTCTGTAGATCTAACTGCTTTAAACGCAACAACAGATTATTTAAATGGAGATTTAGTAGATGCTAAGCCTATTACACCAAACTATGTTGAATTGAAAGAGTACGCTAAAGATTATAGAAACACTGGTAAAAAGTGGTTTACAAATCCTGAAGTTTTTGATGCATCTAAAATAAGTTCTAGAAAAAAGGTTTATTGGCAAAACTTTCATGATGTCTATTCAAATAGATATAGATGGAGAGCGACTGATTGCTTAGGATTCTTAGAAAATGGAAAACATGTATCTCAAGCAACTACTGTTGATGGTGTTAATAATGAGTTTGACGAAGATACTGGATGGTATGATGCTTACGCAAAACATAGTATCAGTGACCAGAATAGCCATTTTCATGGATGGGAAGATAGGCCTGCTGCTGATAGTGACGAGGAATACGAATCGCCTGATGGAAAGGCAGACGAAGCCAACTTTGGAAAAATTTATTCTGGACCACCTCTTAGTTATGGAAAAAGTTATGGTTTTAAGCAAGGAACTTACAATGTGACTCCAGCTAAAAAAGGATTAACTAATTACAGAGACAGTAATGACGACATAGGTGTTTTAGTATATTTAGAAGGAGAACAGCTTACTACAGATTTAAGTATTGACTATGAATCTAAGACTGTAAAAAAAGGTATTAGGTCTTGGCATAAATATAAATGGATGAGAAACCTAACAGAGCCAGAATTTAAATCATATTCAGAATGGGTAATTATGTCAGCATCAAAGCATAATTATGGAGCGCTACAAAGATCAATGGCAGATGGAGGCAGTCATTTTAGAGGATTTGATTCAGGGGCTAATGATGATTTAACACATTTTTACCAAACTATAGGTAATGAGCATATTGATGGAGCAACAACAACTAATTGGTCTGCAGCAAATTTACAATATAATTACGAAGATAATACTGAGGTTATAGACGGAAGAATTATACGTAAAAAAGCTGGACTTAGAATGGGAAGTGTTTTTAATAATAATAGCAGTTCAGGAAGTAAAGAGGCTCCAAGCACTTGGACAAGAGGAAGCAACAGAACTATAACGCCATTACAAACATCTGCTACATCGTCAAGTCAACCTAATGTAGATTTAATAACAAAAACACCTCCAAGTAAATATGGTGTTATTTCTGTAAGTAAGGGATTTGAGTATACACCTTCCAACAGTGACAAACTAAGTGGAAATACTGAAAAAACTAATAATAAAATATATATAACTGGGATATATGACGAAGTTAGTCAAAATGATACCGCTATACATAAGTGGAATATAAATAGCTCAGGAAACTTCATTCCTTCAGACACAACAATAAATAGTACGACACAAGAGTTAATTGCAGATACAACTTTTGGTCCTTTATTTTTACCTGAACTTGGAACTGCAAATATAAAAGTTGGTCACGATGGTACTTTTGAAAACGCAAAACTATTTACAACAAGAGGAGATATTAGAAGTGGTGCTGTAAAATACAATAACTCTGGAGTGGCTCAAGATCCAGGAGAAAGTGACGCGGAGCATAGCACAGAGACACCTCTTTTCTTTAATGACCCAGGGGGCGAATTAGATGTAGATTTAGAATTTAACCCCATAGATCCTACAGATACAGAAACTGGAGACTTTGATAACGACCCAGACACTGATGATACAACTAGATATAAAGTAGGTTCATTTAATAACGGAAGTACATACCAGTACAAAATGGCATTAGTGTATGATAGTTTTCAAGAAGGACCATTATCTAAAACTACACGCTATGTACCAGTTGCCGACTCTGAAGAAAAGAACTTTAAAACAATGCAAATTACGTTAAATGTATCTAATCCTCCTAAAAGGGTAAGTCATATAACAATATACAGAAGGAACGATGAGGAGGAATTTTTTAGGTTAGTAACAGAAGTTGGCTTAGAGGAAGACGGATGGTCTTATAATTCTGAAACAGAAATCTATACATATTTTGCAACAGATAACGGAACGTTAGGAGCACACTACGAAGCAGTAACAGGTATGCCTGAAGATTTAGAATATACTATACCTCATTATAGTTTGTCTACAGAGGCATCGGGTACTCTAATCGTTGGAGACTGTTGGCACCCAGAAATAAAGCAAGCAAAGAACTTTTTATTTAAGTCACAACCTCAAAGTTACTCTAATTTTAATTGGTCAAAAGACTATTGCGTATTACCTAATAGGCCAACAGCAATACAATGGTTTGCTGGAAAATTATATGCTTTTGATTTGCATAACATGTGGAGAATAAATGTCGACACTATGGTTATAGA